ACCCAGAATCTTAATACTCCGTTGGGGAGTAAAAAATGAACGGAGATGAAAATGCTGTGAAGACACGGCAGGTGGCTTTTCCGAACATTATGAGCATTGCAGAAGCTGCAGCTTATTTGACTATAAGCAAATACTTTTTGTACAACCTTGTGAAAGGCGGCTTTGTGCCTTATGCGAAAATCGGAAAAAGAATTATTTTCCGCCAGCAGGATTTATACGACTGGATTGGCCGGAACTTGATTGAACCTACAAACAGTATTGATTGCGAGGTTGATGATGACATTGAAGAATAAAGAAGAACTGCTGGAACTTGCGAAGGATATTATTGCGGAATATCTGGACACAAGAGATTTTGGAGAGTTTGGCGTGACTGTAAATATTGACCACGGTCGCGTTGTAAAGTTGAACCGTGTGGACCGTGAAAAGGTCGTGCACTATGACTGCCAGAGGCTCGTCATAGAAAAATAATTCAGGCAAGGAGGCGTTGGACATTGGAAATGGGAGGTCAAGTTGCTGAAATACCAACCGGCAAACTTGGTGAACAGGCAGAGCCTAAATGCTGGGAAGCTCGTTTAGAAGCCGAGTCTACCAAAGCATTTAAGGCTTTCTGCATGTTCAGGAATATGGGATATAAGCGCAGCATAAAAGCCTGTCTTGAACTGCACGGTATAGACCAGAAGAAATACGGCTCCTGGAGCCGTTACGCTCGTCTGTTCAATTGGAATGAACGGGCTGCAAAGTATGACGAATACATTGCAAAAGAAACAGAGCGCGAATTGATAAATGAGCGTGTTGAGCGCAAGAAGCGTCAGATGGAAATGCTGAATGAGTTTGACGGTTTAGTGGCGAAAAGACTTAAGACACTAAACCCGGATGACTTGAACGCTGACGGCGCAATGGATTTGCTTGAACGTTCTGCAAAGCTTGATTCTTTTATTACTGGTGCGGATAAAGAAGCTGCCAAACCGGTACAGGGAGAACTGAGTATAAACTTTGTAGATTCTTTTAAGGATTTGTAATGGGTGAAGTTTTTAAGCCGACGGAGGTACAGAAAAAGGCTTTGAAACTTCTTAGTGGTTCTGCGAAACACGTTCTGCTTTTTGGTGGTTCGCGTTCGGGAAAAACTACAGTGCTTGTAATGGCTCTGATATTCAGAGCTTGCAGGTATCCTGGAAGCAGACATTTAATCTGTCGCTTCCGTGCAAAAGATGCCAGAAGTTCTGTTCTTCACGAAACTTTACTGCCGTGGTTGAACAAGACTATAGGCGCGAAGAATTATAAAGCCAATGTTCACGACGGTTTGATTACCTTGTGGAATGGTTCTGAAATATGGATTGGCGGCTTAGGTGATAAAGAACAGGTAGATAGGATTTTGGGTCACGAATATGTGACAATTTACTTTAACGAAGTAAGCCAGATTTCTTATTCTGCAATTACTACTGCCTACTCTCGTCTTGCGATGAAAGTACCTGGATGTAAGAACAAGTTCTTTTATGACTGCAACCCATGTTCACCTATGCACTGGGCTTATAAAGTTTTTATCAGGAAGATTGAACCTCGTACTGACGATAAACTAAATAAGCCTGAACTTTATGCTTCTGCGGTATTAAACCCGATGGATAACGCTGAAAATCTTGATGAAGATTACATCAGCGACATTCTGGACAACATGCCGGAGAAACAAAGAGCAAGATTCCGTGACGGACTTTGGGTAAAACCTGAAGGCTCTGTTTACGAGAAGTTTGATGAATCTATGATTCTGCCGAAAGACAAGCTTCCAAAGGAGTTTGATAAATACACCGGCGGACAGGATTTTGGATTACATATTGCAGCTGTAAAAATTGGTTGGCTTGGTGACTGCGTTTATATTATTGGCGACTATGGCGGATTCAACATTACGACAAAAACAAGTGTTGAGAACCAGACTGCTAAAGGCTGGTATAAAGAGAGCTTCGTTACTTACTGCGACCCTGCAGGTGGCGAACGAATTCAAGAAGTTCCCGGCGGCGTTAAGGCAAACAACTCTGTAGATGCCGGGATTGATTATATTATTGCTTTAATAGAGCGCGGAAAGTTCTTTGTATGTAAAGAATGTACCGGCGTTCTTGGGGAAATCTGGGACTATTCGCGTGATGAAAATAACCAGATTGTAAAGGTAAACGACCATTATATGGACGCTATGAGATATGCAATATTTAGTGCGGTAACAAGCGGCGTTGTAATGGTTTAAGCGGAAAAAGGCGATTTAAAACATTTGTATAGATGTTTTTTTGAAGAATTTTTAAAAATCGTAAATTTTTTTTTGAAAACATTGCGTTAAATGTATAAGTCGAGACCATATTATAGATGAGGATTTATTAGATGAAAATGAGTTCACTTTTTAAGAGGTCTAAAAACCTTAGAAGTATGAACGAAATAAACAATGAAGATGTTGCAGAAGATTTTGCCGTTAGAGACAAAAAGACCTGCACGGATCCTTATCTTCAACATGCGTGGGTGTCGGTGTGCATCGACATTCTGACAAGGAATGTGGCGAGAGCTGAGTTTGAGATTCGCAGAAATGGAACTGCTGAAACTGATACTCCACTTTCAAAGCTCTTCCGCTTTCCGAATAAAATGCTGAGCCGTTTTGATTTATGGAAACAGACTTGTGCCTGGTGGAGCTTAGACGGTGAAGCGTTCTGGTGGTTTGGTGAAAATTACGTTTGCGGTGTGCCTGAAGAGATTTATGTTTTGAATCCAAGATACATGCAGCACGTTGTGAACGAAGGAAAAATAACTAAGTGGGTTTATACAGAAGAAGGCAGCGGACGACCGCTGATCATTCTTCCTGATGAGGTAATTCACTTTAAGGACTGGAATCCGTGGAATGTGTACCGCGGAGTGAGTCCTCTGGTAAGTCTTGGTCTTGAAGTTGAACAAGATTTGCTTGCGGCTAAGCAGAACACAGGCTTACTTAAAGAAGGAGGTGTACCGAAAGGACTTTTGAAAACAGACCAGGTTTTGACAGAAGCTGAGGCCGAGCTTCTTGCAAGGACCTGGGATAAGAAGTATGGTCGCGGCATGAAAAATCGTGTCGCCGTATTGGGTAAAGGAACAGAATACCAGCCGCTGACTTTCAGCCCTGATGTTCTGAAACTTTATGATATGAAAAAGTGGAACCTGTATACGCTGCTTGCGAAATATGGAATACCTCCGCGAGTGGCGAACATACAGGATTCAAAAAGTTCTTTGAGCGGCACAGATACTGACAGCCAGCATAGAGCTTTTTGGAACTACACTTTGATACCACTTCTTAAAAACTTTGAGGAAGTTTTAGAAGTACAATTTTTTAAGAGATTCAACTTGCCGGAGACTGGCGTGTTTAATCTTGAAACAATTCCGGAGCTGCAGGAAAGCGAGGATGCACAGAGTAACAGGGATATTGCAGAGATAAATGCCGGTTTGAAAACCATTAACGATGTTCTGCGCAAACGGGGGGAAGATGTGAAACCTTGGGGAGATATCTGGTACAGAGCCAGTTCCCTGATTCCCGTAGTTCCAAGTAACACGGAGATTGAATAAAAAATGGTAAAAAACTTAATTGTAGCTTGTCGTGACAACGATGTTAAAAAAATTGTTTTGGGAAATGCATGTACCCTTTTTGGAAAGAATCAGGTTTCAGTATGTAATACATATACTGATTTATATGAAAAAGTAAAGTATGCAGTAAATGCTGCAATTATCTTTGATAAGTTTTTTCTTGGATATGTTATTTCATATTCATATTCAATGCTGACTTATCTGAATACACAGCTTCTTGCTTACTTTGTTGAGATGGGAGAATGTTCCCCTTATCTTGCGATGCGACTGTTGGAACTTGGTGCCAGTGGTTTTATTCCACACGTTGAGCACAAGGACATCTTTAAGTTGAGCATACAAAAGATTCAGGCAGGTTTGAGAACCTATCCTGAATACATTACACAGCGGTATAACGATGATGATTATGAGCGCCGCTGCATGACGGAGGTAACAGCTATTGAAATGAAAATTGGAATGTATCTTGCCGAAGGTAAACAGCAGAAAGAAATTGCATCAATTACAGGATTATCCAAACAGGCTGTTTCCAGTCACATTCACAGACTAAAAAGAAAAATCGGTTATTCCAGACCGTCGGATCTGGATTTACTGTCTATACGACATAAAACCAATGAGTTGGAGGAGTTTGTTGATTATTAAAGTTGATGGTATTGAGAACAAGGAATTACAGAACAAAAGTTTCTTGCTCCGATTCCTGAAAGAAAATACACACGGCGGAAAAGTTTCGCCGCAGGTGGAAGTTTTCAAATCTATTGATGTTCAGAAGGATTCATTCCACTGGGTAATGAGTACCTTTGATACTGACAGAGATTTTGAAAAAGTGGACCCTAAGGGATGGAACTTGAAAAATTATCTTTCAAATCCTGTAATTCTCTGGAGCCACGATTACACTATTCCGGCCATAGGCTACGCCGAAAACGTAAAAGCAGAAACAGTTCTTGAAGGCGACATAGTTTTCAATGACAAAGAGTTTGACGAGTTCGGCTGGAGCATTGGCCAGCGTGTAAAAGCTGGAGCTCTGCGCTGTGGTTCAGTTGGATTCATTGCAGAAGAGATTGAGTTCCTGGAAGCAAAAGACCGCGACTGCGACTTAATCTTCCGCAAGCAGGAACTTTTGGAATTTAGTATCTGTTGTGTTCCGGCAAATCCATTTGCCAGAAACAATCCTGCTAAACGTTTGGAAATTACGGAAGTAATTCAGGAACCTGAAGAACTTTCTTATTTTGACAGGCTACGCGAAGGTCTTAAAAAGACAATTGCGTAAGTATTAAAAAAACGAG